TCGTAGGTCAGTAGTACCATCAGTTTCCAGATGAAACCTAATAGTAGCCAACCAATCGCTAGGTATCCCAGTAAACTGGCTATCCACCGTTGTTTCAGAGCGTGTCTCCATACGCCAGTGGCGTACCTCATTACTGATAGACGACTCTGCCAAGGCAATGAAGTCTGGAATAGTAGCCGTTAGGTCATCGCGGTTTAAGAAGTTAGCGATTGAAGCCTGTAGCTCTGCGTATGTTGAAATAGCCATTAGTAAAGTCCTAATAATCCTGCTGCTGCTTTTATGCGATCGATTAACCCGCGTTCGTCATTATAAGCTATTTTATTCATTAATTCACTTGGCATACGCGGTGCTATAAATTGCATCAAAGGATCGTCTACCCCCTTATCATTTAAACTGTTAGCACTCATTGCGGCTTTAGCTAAGAATTCGTTGGATGGCGCTTGGTATCGACCCACATCATCATTTCTTAGTTTAGCCAAGTTTGATGGCGAATAGTCTGCGTAAGTATCATTTGATTGAGCTGCTGCGCCTAGGCCTAATATGCCTGCGCCTGCTAATGCTGCTGGATTAGAGGCTAGGATGTTAGATGATGAAGCTTTGGTTGGGTCAAATGCGGCAAATATTGATCTTGAAGTGTCTTCGTCAAACATCATTCTTTCACCAGCATAATCTAAGCCAGTAAAACCTTCTGTTTTAAGCTGCTGATTAATGGCGTTCATTGTCTGGGTGTAATCTTTTGGTTTACGACCCTCTTCAATTAAAATCTTTTCAGCCCTAATAGCATCATCTTTATTGGCAATCTTGCCTCTAGCCACCATTGGGTAAGCTACTGGGTTAGAAGACATCTCATTTGCATAAGCCTGCCCATATGATGGTTCAGGCGAAGAGTATATAGCGTCCCCAAACTTATACCTAGAGTTGGTAGGAAGTTTATTGTCAGGGTAATCTTCAGATAGCCACCTATAGGTAACATCATCAACATTATAGCCCTGATCTTTAGCCCTAGCCATGCGAGCTGGGGTAGACATATCAAGAATGCCTTTAGCTACGCTACTAACTACACCAGCCTCAGCGTCATCGCTAACTCCAGCGCCAAGCATACTAACAGCCACTGCAGGCAATGATGCTCCAAGCTTGCCTTGGTTCTTTTCTAGGTAGCCCGCAATATTATCAAGCCACTTCTGGTCAGCCCTTTGGTAAAGTTTAGGATCCATTACTAATGAGCCTAGTATCTCACCACGGCTTAATGTATTGCCTGCCTTGTTAATCTTCTTTGATAGCTCAGAGAATACGTCTGGGAACATTACCTCAGCAGGTACGCTCTCAGTTAATCCACCTCTGAACTGCCCTAAAATACCAGTGTCGTAGCTAGGGTTTTCTGCAAATGGTGTCACCTTACCATCAGGTACAGCGTCAAACATAGTGAATCCAGAGTCGCCACGCCTAGCATTTAGCAGGGCAGGTTCAACAACGTCATCACGAATACGCTCCCTTGACGGGAATCCTTTATCTCTGTACTTAGCCATGCCTGCAAGTTTAGTGAATCTAGACCTTAATGCGCCAGCCCCCTTCTGTGGGTAGCCGTCAATGCCCATTAGCTGCGCCCTTGCCTCTGGATGATTAATACCAACCCAGTTAGGGTTAGCTTGACGTATAACATCATCAAACTCACTAACTACTGCTTTAGGTATCTTATTACCTGATAGCTGCTGGATTATAACGTCTGCAATTGGAGTGGCAAAGTTATTAGCCTCGTCACCCATAGCGTTGTAAACACCAACAACATTAGGGTTATCAGTTTCACGCGCTGCTAGGTCAAAGTTCTTTTGTTTCTGTTTGGCTGCACCCTCCATAGATGCCCAACCTAACCCTTTATCTTGATGCTCTATAGGGAACCTTGGGCCACCTTTGATATTAACGTCATCAAGCAACCCAAATCCTTGCGACTTATTTAACGCATGGCCTGTTACGGTTCTATCACCAGCTACAGGCACTAATACATTACCTAGTAAAGAATCAGGAGTTATTATCGTCCTTTCACCAAGGTCTTGGATATTCCTATCTGTACCGCCATTTAAGCGGATAGACTCAACCCTAGCAAATTCAGGGTTAGTTGCTACAGCTTTATTGTATTTAGTTGTGGCTGCTTTGATTGCTCTATCACTACCAGCACTTTCAGCCTTTAAGAAACCTAACCGCAGGAGGTTGTATACCTCAGTGCCTAACTTAGCTAAACCCACCTACTTTACTCCTAGCTCTATACACTCTTTACAAGCCATTATATTGCCAGCATCGACCAACACACCCCAGCCGACAGTCTTACCGCAAGCCATACATACTTCAGTTAATTTGGTCATAGGAAATATCCACCTTTCTTAGCTGGCTTCTTCGTAGGCTTCTTAACAGGCTTTTTGACTTTCTTAGCTTTCATGGCAAACCTCACAATAGTTATGGCCCGATTATACCACGATTATGCTACGCCTTTCATATTCCGCTTAATGGCCTTACGATCCTTGCGCTTAGACTTACCTAAGTCACCTGCAGCGAATGCCTGTGCCATCTGTCGTAATGCGTCAGCAGCCTCTGAATGACCTTCAGACTTGTCTGGTATGTGCGTCCACCTACCCTCGCTGTTAGACCATTTACGTCTATACGCCTTGAGATGCTCTAGGCCAGCATTACAGGTTGTTGGGTCAATACTTATGTAGGGCCACATATCGCTAGTGGATTGTATACCCCATAGCAAGTCCTGCACTCTTGGCACTATGCGGAATGTCACAGCAGGCAGTAGGCGCTTCATCATGTCTTTAGGGCTAAGGTTCTTTGACTCAATACCCTGACGCTTATGGTCGGCATCATGCGGTAGCCAGCAGGTGTCTATGATTAGATCCAAGCTCTTGAGCCACTTAACACAATGGGCAAATGATTCGTTCCATGCCTCATAGAAGTGGATACAGCGATGCTCGTTACCAATGATCTGTACTACCCATATAGCAGTACCGTCACTAGATCCGATGTCAAAAAAGCAGTGTACTGGATGTGACTCCACTACTGGTTGCTTCACTATCCTACCATCGGCCTGTGCCTTGTTAATCTCACGTAGCCAGAATGCTCCCTCTGGAAACTCCAAGAAGTCACCATCCCATACATGCCCATAGGTGTCAGGTCGTAGGTCTAGGTCTTCTAGGCGCTGATTAGTGAGTACCGCTGGCATCCAAGGATTATCCTGCCAGTTAATGTCGGTTATCTTACAGGTGTCTGGTGTATTGATTCTGAACCGCTTATGAGTGGCTGAGTCTTTAGACTGTGGATTCCATATAACCCAGCATTCACTATTCTCTTCACGGATAGATGGTAGCAGCTTCATGTAGGCTTCTTCACTCACAGTCTCAGCTTCATCAATGAATGCCAGTATGATACGGGCCTTTGACTTAATGCTGTCTATGTTGCGTGTTAAGCCTGCAAAGCTGTAGTTGATCCTACCATCCTTACTGCGTATGTAATGGTCGCCACAATCGTAGTAGTCGTTAAGGAATGGCACTGCTTGGATGGCGCTTTTAATCTCTGCGAATGAGCTTTCACTTAGACTGTTCATGTACTGGCGTAAGCATAGGATCTGGCCTGTCTTACCGCTCCTACCGAACTTGTAACCCCATACTGCAGTCATCATAGCAAAGGCGCGAGACTTGGCCCCGCCTCTACCACCATAGGCTGCTCGGTATCTTGCCTCACCTTCAAAGATAGGTACTAGCTTAGGTGGTAGCTCTATGTCTACTGCTGACACTACAGTCCACCAAATTCTTTAGCCACTAGCTGTATTACTGTAGGTGCAGACATTGAGCCGTCTGAACTTGTGTTATCTACCTTGTCGCTTAGGCCATGCTTACCTAGCATTAGCTTAGTGATACCTGAGTTAGCGGTGTTATTTAACCCGTTAGTAACAAGTGTTATGTACTGCCTTTGCAATACCTTCCCTGCGATGTCCGAAAACTCTTCCTTATCTTCGTGTGTAATCCACTCGTAGAAGGTTGAATTAGAGATTCCTAATAGATACGCTAGCCCTATATGACTGTGGAATGCTTCAGTGTCATCGTCTAGGTAATTCTGTGCCTGTGCTAATAATTCAGGTGTGTACTTTGTAGGTCTTGCCATGATTGTCTCCGCTATGGGGTGGACGTAACTTAATGGTTTATTATAACACGTTAACCGATCATTTCTCTATACTCTTCCATTGTCATGCCTAGAGCGTTGGCTGTCTTTATGTCGTTAACCCCAGTACGAGCCTCTGTTATCTTACGCGCTTTGGCATCCATCATTTCATCATTCTTACGCAGAACCTCTTTAGCCTCTTCAGGTGAATAGAGCGTTCTGCGGTAATGTTCGTTAGTCATCCAAGTATTCCGTCAATGAACCATAACCAACACACTATACCAATTACCACACCTAGGCAACTAACTAACCTTGTGGCAGTGTCTCGTTTGTCGATTTTCTCAACTAACTTGCTTGGCGCTAAACGCTCTTTAAAATGGGATTTGTTCATGTGCCATCTCCTGTACAAAGTCTGGATGATTATCACCAATCGAAATTAACTGGTCTTCTGTTAGCGCGTTACCGTTACCGTCTTCAGCGTACACAATGTAAGCGTCTACAAAGTCTGGGTAATCAGCCATTGAAACGCCATCAATTTCTACGTGCTTTAGTGTTGAAAGGTTCATAGTTGCTCCTAGGGCCGAAGCCCCTTATTATTATGCTGCTAGTTCTTGAAGTTGACGATTCTGCTCTACGTCCATATTAAACAAAAGCTCAATTGACTCAAGCATATCGATCCTAGACTTTCTAGCTGCAATCCGAGTCTCAACATTTGAATAAGAGCTATAAATTACCACCTCAAG